TATTGCACAGGCAGCGCAGGAAGCTATTGATGGTTTGTATTTAGGCGCACAGGCGTCTGACCCAACCGTCGATCTAAATGGTGACCCTGTTACGGCAGGTGACTGGTACTTTAACACAACATCTAATGTGAGCAGAGTCTACAGCGGCTCATCCTGGTTAAATACGGCTAACGCAGGTACGGTCACTAGCGTAGGCGGCACAGGTTCAGTCAACGGTGTCACACTTACAGGCACAGTAACTTCTTCAGGTAACCTCACGTTAGGCGGAACTTTAGGAGGCATTACGGCCTCACAGCTTAACTCTCAGAACATTAGTCAGTGGACTAACGACAGTGGGTATACCACAAACACGGGTACAGTCACTCCGTCTAGCACAGATACGTTTACTAACAAGTCAGGTAACATTAGTCAGTGGACTAACAACAGTGGCTACATAACAGGCAATGAAACAATTACATTAACTGGAGCTATTACTGGCTCTGGCACGACTTCTATAGCAACCACACTGTCCACAGTTGACGGAGGCACATACTAAATGACTACTATTATTACTAAGAATGGCTCAGGTGCGCCCACAGCAGGGCAGTTAAGTGAAGGCGAACTCGCAGTAGACTTGACTAACAAAGAACTCTACACCAAGTCTGGATCAACTGTTATAAAGATTGGAGGAACAGGGGGTGGTGAAACAGGGACCTTTACAGACCTGACTGCAACCTCAAGCTTTACGTCACCCGGCATCGACGACAACGCTAATGCTACGGCTATCACGATTGATTCCAGTGAGAACGTGGGCATTGGTCGTGACACTCCCTCAGAGAAGCTCGACGTAATGACTGCCGAGAACGCAGACCTCGGGCCTATCTCCATCGCTTTAGGCGGCCCTTCAACCAACAACCGAAGAGCCCTTTGGACGAAGGACACAACTACTCGTGACATGTCGTTTTATGCGGCTGCAGGTGCCTCAACATCTAATACTGTGTTCTATAGAAATAATACAGACGAATCCATGCGTATCGACGCCTCAGGAAACGTGGGCATTGGCACTACGAATCCACAGAAAGAGCTAGAAGTTCATAGTGATGGGACAACCCAAGTCAGGCTCGTTGGTGGTGACACTGGCGGCGCTATCCTTAACTTTGGTACTGCTGCCATACCAGCAGATGCTCGCATGGTCTACAGCAACGTAAGCAAACTTATGCAGTTCCGTACAAACAACGGGGCTTATGCCCTTAACATAGATGGCACAGGAAACGTGGGCATTGGTACTGCGAGTCCTGACGCTACTTTGACAGTAAAGCCCCAGTCAGCAGCAATTGGCACACATGAGAATCAAAACTGGTCGTATGACTCGACTAATACAGGCGTTGAATTTGATCTGAAGCTAAAGCAAGTCGTATCTTCTGGGTTGGTTAAGTACAAGTTTGATTTGCGAAACTCTGGTACTTCATACGACAACAACCTCGTGCTTGATCGCGGAAACGTGGGCATTGGCGTAACTGATCCTCAACATTCCTTAGACATAAACACTGGTGCTACAACTAGGGTTAAGACAGGCGATGGAACGCGATCACTTATATCTGGTGTCTGGTCTAGTAAACCAAGGATACAAGCCAGCGGAGCTGATTTGGATATAACGGCTGTCGGCTCAAACGCTATTACCATGCAAACAAATGGCACCGAGCGCATGCGTATCGACAGCTCAGGAAACTTACTGGTTGGGACTGCATCTGCCGGAGCATTAGCCTCTCCGAACAGAGGACTTATTGATATAAATGGTAGCTCAGACAGCGCACTGGAGTTTAAAACTGCAGGAGTAACTCACGGCTACCTTTATGAAAGCGGTAGCGAATTCAGAGTGGCTAACTTAACAGCACACCCGCTTACGTTCTACACCGATAACAACGAGCGTATGCGTCTCGACGCCTCAGGAAACTTGCAACTAGGCATCACTAGCGGCAGTAACAGGCGCCTTTATCTACGGGCCTCTGCAAACAACAGCACCAACTATGCTTGCCAGATGGAAAACTCAGGCGCTCAAAACTTGTTCTTTGTTAGGTCAGACGGTGCATTCAACACAGGCGAAGGAACAAGCTCTCCCTACAACAATACAACAGCCGCAGCCGCTAACTTGAATGTATCGTCTAATGGGTTTCTAGGGCGTTCTACATCATCTATCCGATACAAAGAGAACGTCAGGGATTACACGGGGTCTATCGACGCCTTACGTCCTGTCATGTTCAACAGTATCAACGAGGATGATGACAAGGACTACGCTGGATTCATCGCTGAAGAAGTCCATGAGACTGGTCTGGTTGAGTTCGTGCAGTATGACGATCAAGGCCGACCCGATGCTGTGAACTACGCCAACATGGTTGCTTTGCTGGTTAAAGAAATCCAAGACTTAAAAGCCGAAGTAGCGGCACTCAAAGGAGCATAAAGAATGACAACGATTACATGGACAGTTTCATCCCTAGACTACGAAGTATCCAAAGATGGTCTAGACAACGTAGCTACTGTAGCCCACTGGCGCTGCACAGGTGAAGATGCAGACGGTAACGTAGGTTCAGCGTACGGCACTAAGTCTCTTCCAGATCCTTCTGCGGATAACTTCATGCCTTGGGACAAGATTACTGAGGAAACTGTGCTGGGCTGGCTCGTAGCTGAGATGGCTACAAATAAGATGGACGACACGCCCTCTGAGCAGGAGTCTGTAGAAGCCGCTGTAAACGCCCAGATTGCTGAGAAGGCTAACCCTACTTGTGGCTCAGGTACGCCTTGGGCATCATGAAAACCTTAGCAGCCCTAGCGCTCGTGTTACTCTGTGGATGCTCAGGCACACTACGAGAGAAATCTACGATCTGTCTGGGCTTCTGTTCGCACACTGAAGTTGAAACTGAGACTCACACAAAGGACATTAAGAAATGAAGGCATTAACTTTCCTATTAGCTTTAGTTGCTTTTACTGCGTCTGCTGCTGAACTTTACTTAGAGGATGGTACGGTAGTTGCTTTGCCTGTAGGCTCCAAGGTGTACGTAGATGACGAGACTGTGTGGTCGTTTACTAGGTTTGATGAAGGCGGCTTTGACATTCGACCTTTGACGCCTCTGATAGAAGTAACAGAAGTTTGTCAAGACTCAGGGTTTACCTTTGGTGGAGACTCTGTTGTCTGCGAGGAAGAAGTAGTTGTAGAAGAAGAAGAAACAGAAGAGTGTGACTCTTTAACCTTTGGCGGCTCTGGTGGTTGTTAGCCGTGGAAGTCAGTGAGTACAGAATAGAGCGTATGGAGAAGGCTTTAGACAAAGTGTGTGAAGCCGTTAGTCAGATTGCTGTAGTTGATGAAAGGTTACTATCGTTACTCAACAGAATGGAGCGTTTTGAGAAGCGCCTCGACGAGCAAGAAGATAAAGTTATTGAGTTGTCAGAAGATGTCATTCTTAACTCAAAGCTAATAAAGACCAGCGAAAGATTCTTCTGGATAGGTGTCAGTGCTGTGGCATCGTTTGTTGTTTACATGGTGCGCTAATGTTGGAACTATTGATTGGCCCAGTTACTTCATTGCTTGATAAGTTCATCCCAGACTCAGATGAAAGGAATAGGCTTGCCCATGAAATATCTACAATGGCTGAAAGACACGCTCAAGAGTTGGCTAAAGCCCAGATTGCAGTTAACAAAGAAGAAGCTAAAAGTACTTCTCTCTTTGTGTCTGGCTGGCGTCCAGCGGTTGGGTGGGTGTGTGTTAGCGGAATGGCATTTAATTTTATCTGCGTCCCTCTTGGGAATTTTACCCTTACTCTATCTGGTGTGGATGTTTTTTTGCCGTCCTTGGATTTGAGTCAGATGATGCCAGTGCTTATGGGTATGTTGGGCTTAGGGGCCATGCGCTCTTTTGAGAAAGCCAAAGGCTGTGCGAGGGATAAATAATGGCTGTAGGTAGAGATGTGATGGGCGCTGACGGCCTAACTAACGCAGAGCGATATGCGAAGAGGCAGGCTGATAAGAAGGCTAGGCAGGCGGCTTTTAGGGCGCAGCAGGACGCCAACAAAGCTGCGGCTGCACCTTCTGTGTCAAGCCCTAGTAGTATGTTTGGTGGCCTCTTAGGTACAGTAAAGCAAGCAACAACACCAACACCTACGGAAACTTTAGGCTTTGGACACTCACAACCAGAGCCTATAAAGACCCCACCACCGTCTGCTCCGTTTTCTACTTCTGCTCCTGAGCCTGAAGAAGACGACGGATTGTACACAATGATCCTGCATCAAGAGACTGGCGATAACGCTGTAAGTCTCTTTGGTGCTACAGGCCAAGATACTCAAGCCCTTAGTTGGTCACCTACTCAGGTAACACGTTCGGATTTACAAGAGGCGTATAACGATAGTACTAACCTTCAGAATGTCTTTGGATCTTTTGATAGGTATATGGATTACATTGAAGAGTCCTCTGACATGATTGAGGCTCAAGACTGGTTTTCTCAGGAAGGCATAGACCAGACTACAGCAGCGCAAGAGCAACAAGAAGAAGACGACTTAGCTTTTGGGCCAGGACAACAGACGCCAGCAGACGACACACAGCAATCTGATGCTAACGCTCGACAGGGCGCTTATGCTTCTTGGATGAACAGCGCAGAAAACCAAGCGTTAATGAACAAGTACGGAATTCCTACTGAAGAGTTTACTAACGAGAAAGGCGATAGGTTTCGTTGGACGGGTACAGGCTTTGCGCGTACCTACAAGATGGACAGGACAGACTTTGGTGATTACGTTTTAGCCGCTGGAGCTGCTACGTTGATGTTAGCAGCTCCACAACTTGCTGCTCAATTAGTTGCAACTACAGGAATGTCGGCTGCGTCGGCAGGGGCAATAGCTAGTGCAAGTTTAAGTCTTGCAAGCCAAGCAGCTACTACTGGCGATGTAGATTTAGATACTGTTATTCAAGATACTCTTAGTGGTGCTGCTGGTGGTCTATTTGGAAATGCTAATGAAGTAACGTCTATTGGTGCTGGAGACATAGCTAACGCTATAAGAGACGCTATTAACGATGTGTCTGACGGAGAGTTTGGTAGCGACTACGGTGATATTGTTTGGCAAGACGTAGATGTTACTGATGTACTTGGCGACCTTCAAATACAAATACCGAACTATGAAGTGACTGAAGAAACAGAAGCCGCCGCTGCCGCTGCTGCTGAAGAAGCCGCTGCCGCTGCTGCTGAAGAAGCTACTGCTGCTGAAGAATCTGCTGCTGCTGAAGAATCCGCCGCTGATTCTGGAGAAGACGGCGGTGGTTTAACTTTTGGGGGAGCTGCCACTACTAAAGATAGCGGAGGCGCTGACGGAGAAGTTGCAGAAGAAGAAGGTAGATATGTCTATGAGGGCAATGGTGTTTTTAGAGACACACAATCTGGAACAAACGATAGGTGGTTTATTCCGAATGTTGGAGACTTAGAAGTAGGCAGTACTGTAGGTGATGATTACTTAGAAAATAACAACGCCACAGTATATGAAGACGAACTAGACGACGAAGAAATTGATGTATTTATAGACACTACAGACGAAGGCGAAGATGACTTTACATTTGGCGGCTCGACTACTAAGGATACCACAGAAGAAACTACAGAAGAAGTTGTAGAAGAAGAAGACCCTGCTGAAACTGCTAAAGACATAGCGGAGCAACTACTTAAGGACAGCACTGCTGATGATTCTGAAGGCGGTTTAACGTTTGGCGGTGCAGCCACTAAAGATGACGGTGGTGATGAAGTCGAAGAAGAAATCGAAGAAGAAGTCGAAGAAGACGGTGGTGAAGACCCCGGCGATGTTGGCTTTACCTTTGGCGGAGGCTCATCTACTAAGGACACTAAAGACGGCACAGGCTCTAGCGCCAGCGAAGGTGTCGGCGACGACGATGATGACGATGACGACGATGGTGGTAAAGACGGTACAGGCTTTACTGACACTGAAGGCAAAGATGGTGACGGCTCTAGCGACACTGAAGGCCCCGGCGAAGAACCCGGAGATGAGGGGCTTACGTTTGGTGGTGGTTCGTCTACTAAGGATACTAAGGACGACACAGGCTCTAGCGATACCGAAGGCGATGGTGACGGCGATGGTGACGGCGACGGTGACGGCGACGGTGACGGCGAAGAAGAGGCCATGTCTCTTTTTGAATTAACTAAAGACGCAGGAACTCCTTTAGGGTTAGGAAGAGGAATATCTGGTGTTGAGCAGTATGGTATTTCTTATCAGCCTCCTACAGTACAGGCCATAATACAGTCACCACAAACAGATTACATGGCTTCGCTAGACAAGATTATTAACGATAGTATGTTTAAAGGACTAATATGACATATTTAGAATTGGTGAATAACGTCCTGAGAAGGATACGAGAAGAGGAAGTTGCTAGCGTAAACTCTACTACCTATAGCAAGATGATAGGTGACTTTGTTAATGACGCTAAGAAACTTGTAGAGACTTCTTGGGACTGGTCGGCCTTACGTACCACACTAACTATTACAACTTCGGCAGACATATTTAACTATGTGCTTACAGGCAGTCAGAACCGTGTTAAAGCATTGGATGTCATTAACGATACTTCTAACTTTTTTATGGAGTACCGTACTTCTAAATGGTTTGACAATCAGTACCTCAATCAAACTCCCGCGAGTGGATCGCCACAGTTCTACACGTACAATGGTGTTGACTCCCAAGGTGATTCACAAATAGACATATACCCAAAGCCTGACGGTGTTTACACTCTCAGGTTTAACTGTGTGTTACGCAATGAAGACTTGGCTGCTGACACAGATCCTATGTTAATACCTGCAATGCCAGTCATACATTTAGCAGTAGCCCTAGCAGCCCGTGAGAGAGGCGAGACAGGCGGTACATCAACACCTGAGTACTTTGCTATGTCTGACAAGTATCTGTCTGACGCTATCGCTCTGGACGCACAGAAGCACCCTTACGAAACTGATTGGTATTCATAATAGGAGCTAGTGTATGGCCCAGCCACTACAAAGTATTAATCTAGTTGCTCCTGCGTTTAAGGGTATCAACACTGAGGATTCGCCTCTAGCGCAAGACCCATCGTTTGCAGACGTTGCAGATAACGCTGTCATTGACAAGCGCGGTCGAATTGCTGCGCGTGAAGGTTTGGACACACTAACAACAAACAAAACGGCGCTTGGTACAGACTACATACATTCTATACATGAGTTTTTTGATGACTCTGGTAACGAAAAGGTATTTAGTTTTGGAAACGATAAGATACTTTCTGGCACAGCCACGCTAGTAGATGAGACTCCAGCAGGATACACCGTTGCAGAGAATGCCTGGCGTTCTGTTAACTTTAACAACGCAGCGTACTTTTTCCAGAGAGGACAAGAGCCGCTTATCTACACACACGCTGGTGGTGTCCAGACTTTTGCTTCTTACACAGGCAGCGCAACACCTACGTACCTCTGGTGCAACGAAGCGTTAGCAGCTTACGGCAGATTGTGGATAACTGACAGCAACATAGACTCACAAGTTATATACTGGTCTGACTTGCTTATTGGTACAGACTTTGCTGGTGGATCGTCTGGATCTATAGATATTTCTAAGGCTTGGCCTGATGGTTCAGACAGAATTATAGGCGTAACTGCTCACAACAATCTTTTAATTATTTTTGGTAGGCATAGCATTGTTGTATATCAAGGTGCTGATTCGCCAGCTACTATGTCAATTGTGGATACAGTTCCGGGTGTTGGCTGTGTGTGTCGCAACTCTATTCAGCACATCGGCACTGACGTTCTATTCCTAGATGACACAGGGCTTAGAAGCTTTGGCAGAACCATACAAGAAAAGTCAATGCCCATTAGCGATCTTAGCGGCAACATCAAGACAGAGTTTATTGAGACTATTGCTAATCGACAGGGACATGTCTCGACTATCTACTCACCAGACAATACGTTTTACCTTGTGTCGTTCCCCTCTAATAACCTTACGTACTGTTTTGATCTTAAAGGCACTACAGAAAACGGATCGTATAGAGTCACACGCTGGCCCAGTTCAGCTTTCTTTTCTTTTGAGGTATTAAGAAACGGTCAGTTTTTGGTAGGGAACACTTACGGCTTGAGCGAATATTCAGGCTACTCAGACAACGGAGCTTCTTATCGTTTTAGATACTACAGCCCCGGCTTAACCTTTGGTGATCCTTCTAAGCTTAAGATTCTAAAGAAGCTAAGACCAACTATTGTAGGCGCTAACTCAGCTACAGTTTTTGTTAACTGGGCTTACGACTTTGATACTTCGTACAGAACTCAAGAGTATACAGTAGGCAACCAGACTCCAGCGTTCTACGGAGTTAGCGAGTTTACAGTTGGTGAGTTTACTGGTGGAACTTTAGTGTCACGCCGCGCTATCAACACAACAGGTGACGGCAGCGTAGTCACTATTGGTCTTGAGTCAGACATCAACGGTTTTGCATTATCACTACAAGAAATCAACGTACTAGCATTAATAGGTAAAACACTATGAGCAACTATACCCCGACGACAGACTTTGCCGCTAAGGACTCATTGCCTTCTGGAGACAGTGGCAAGATTATTCGCGGTACAGAGTTCAGTACAGAGTTTACTAACATAGCAACCGCAGTAGCGTCTAAGGCCAATACAGACAGCCCTACGTTTACTGGGACTGTAACGATACCTGCCCTTACGTTTACGGGTACGTTATCGACAGGAACAATTGACGGAGGTAATTACTAATGAGTTTACAATCATTTCTTACGGGCCTTGGAAGCAGTCTCGGTACTGCTGCTGGCAATATTGGTCAAAACATTGCTAGTAATGCAGGCAATTATGCGTTAGGCGGTGCTGGTTTATTGGCTATTAAAGAGGCTTATGACAAGCTTGGTGACATTGGAAGCGAGGCACAACAAAGTGCTCTAGGTATTGCAGAGCAGGGGCTTGGTCAAAGTCAGTTTCAGCCTTTCAGCGTAACGTCTGCAACAGGCGGTCAGTTTGGTTACGACCCTACAACTGGCGCTGCAACAATGGCAGGTTCTCCACAAGAGCAAGCCATACAGAGCATGTTGATGGGACAAGCGCAGTCAACTTTAGGCGCTACACCGTATGGTCAGGCTGGAGGCAGAGCAGCAGCACAGCAAGCTTACGGTCTTGGCAATCAGTTTATGCAGTCTTCTCAGACACAGCCAGCAGACATCAATCAACTTAGAGGCCAGTTTGCAAACCAAGTTAGTGGACAACTCGGACAGCAACCCAGTGCTGCTATAGGACAACTTGGGCAGCAAGCACTAGGCTTAGGCTCTCAAGGATTGGCAACACAGGCTCCGTCAGACGTAGAAGCGCTTAGACAGCAGTATGGACAGTTGGCAAGTCAAGCGGCGGGTGACGTTCTAGGATCTACGGCAGGCCGCGAATCTGATGTATACGAGCGCATCCGGGCTACGCAGCGTCCAGAAGAGCAGCGTCAACGTTTGCAGCTAGAAGAGCGCCTTGCAAATCAAGGGCGTTTAGGCGTACGTACCAATATGTTTGGCGGTACTCCTGAGCAAGCAGCGTTGTCTCAGGCGCAGGAAGAAGCACAAAACAGGGCATCTCTGGCGGCTATACAGCAGGCGCAATCAGAGCAGCAGCAAGCGTTAGGAACTGCTCAAGCACTCGGCGGTATGTTTGGACAGCAAGCAGGATTGTCTAGCAATCTTCAAGGTCAGGCGCAGTCTAGGGCAGCGCAGTTGTCACAGCTAGGCTTGAGTGCAAATCAAGTACAGTCTCAGTTGCAGTCTGAAGGTCTTGGCCGCGCAACTACATCAGCTTCTCAGGCGGGACAGTTAGCACAGCTTGCAGGTGGCTTACAGGCGCAACAGGCTGGCCTTGGTGCTCAAATGGCTGGGCTAGGTTCTCAGTTGTCTGCACAAGACTTAGCAATGTTAAGTGGACAGCAGCAGCTAGGGCTAGGAGCCTTGGGTGGCTCTTACATACCACAATCACAACTACTAGCAGCTATGCAGGGCAGTGAGCTTTACCCACAGCTACAGCAGCGCGGTCAGCTTTACGGCGCAGGTCTGTTTGGCGAAGGCGCTATGGGTGGTGTTGAGGCGTTGTTGGGCGCTAGTTTGGGTCAAGCTGATCTTATGGGAGTTTTAGGTACTGGCTTGTTAAGCGGCGCTTTAAGTTAAGGAGAAATAGTAATGGCTAGATTTGGACAAGGATTTATAAACGCGCTAACACGACCAAGCTACGCTCAGGGTTTGTTTGAAACAGCTTCAGCACTTGGGTCTGCTCCTAGACGGGCTGCTGAGGAACGTGAGCGTAAAGGTATGTTGCAGGGTCTTCAGGAGGCTTTGATCAGCAACGATCCTGCTGTAATGGAAGCGGCAGCAGCAAACATTTTTCAAACAAACCCTGAGATGGGTGTTAAATTAATAGAGAAAGCGCAGGGCTTAAGGACTACAGCACAAGAAGGCAGAACAAGCAGAGGTCTTCAGGGTGGCTTGACAGGAATAACTCAAGCGTCTTCAATGTTGAACGCCGCAAGAGCAGCTAAAGACCCAGCAAAAACCCAGGAAGCTGCTCAAATGTTACGAGAAGCTAAACGCTCTGTAGTAGGCTTAGGAGGCACAGCGGAAGATATTAGAGAGGCTGAAGAAGTTGGTGTAGGAAGCCCTACCGATAGATTTAAAACAGTAGGGAATCGTATCTTTGACGTTGTTGATCAGAGATATATAGAGCCTTCTGAAGCGGCTGCACTTATTCCACTTACCCAGCTTAAAGATATAGCCACACCTGAGAGCTTGCTGCAATACGCTAAAACAGGAAACGTAGATGCGCTTAAGCCTGTTGAAAAAGATGAGGACATTTATCAGTTGGCTGGCGAAATATCAGGCGTAGACGACGTATTAACCACTATTAAAGAAGCTTCAGGACTTAATGAAGACGTATTTCCTGTTTTCTATGACCTAACTAAGTATGCACCTAATACAGACGCTAGAGCACTCGCAGGCAAAGTGTCAACATTGAAATCTAATCTGTCTTTTGACAGACTGCAAAAAATGAGGGACGCATCAAAAACGGGCGGTGCTTTAGGTAATGTTTCTAATATCGAACTTGATCTATTAGGATCTAACGTAGCGGCACTAGATCCTGCTTCAAAAGACTTCGCAACACAGCTTGAGAAAGTTGAGGAGTCCTACGAAAGATTTAAAGCCACCCTGCTAGGTAAAATTCCTCCCGGCGATAAATACATTGAGATGGAAGGCGTTCTATACTATGCAGACGATCAAGGAAACTTTTTTCCAATGGGAGCGATTAAATGAAACCCGTTACTGATCCTGAACTCATTGAAAGTCTGAAAGCTAAGAGGAGCGAAGTGCAGGCTCCCGTAGGCGCTGTTCAAGATGAAGACCTCATACAACGTTTGAGAAACAAAAAAGAAGAGGCAGTCAAGAAAGCACCTAAAGAAACTACTGAAACACAAGAGTCAGCAGTGGAAAGCGGAAGCGTTATCGGTGACTTTTTAAGGACAGCCGCGTCTATAGGCTCAAGTATCCTTGCTGAACCAGCGGCGGGTCTTTATGGTCTTACTGCGCTTGCAGGAACAGGAGGCGACACCGAAGCCGCTGCTGAAGCAGTTGCAACTGCTAGGGAGGCTCTTACGTATTCTCCGCAAACCGAAGGAGCGCAGCAGAATATACAAACTGTAGGGGAGTTTATAGCTCCTGTAGGGCAGGCTCTAGAAACAGTAAGCACAGGCTTGGGGGACACTGTTTATGAGTGGACAGGCTCTCCTGAGTTAGCTGCGGTGGCTTATTCTTTACCTACCGCTGCCCTTGAAATTGCAGGAGTTAAGGGCGCAGGCGGTGTTAAACGATTAACCGATGCTGATGTTATAAAGGCACAAAAGGCCATGCTGACTGACCCTGAGTTAAAATATTCTGGATCAGTAGCAGAAGTTAAGTTAAATAACAAAGGCCAGCTAGTTGCAGACAAGCTAGGTGAAAAACTTGTTGAGGGCGGTATACGTGAAAACGATGTTGCTGTTATAACTAACAGTACGCGACCTACACAGAGCCAGATGCAAGAAATGGTAAAGGTATTCGAGCAAGGTAGAAATAACGACATAGTATCAATGTCTAATAAAACCACAAAGCCCATTGGTAAATCAATAACAAATAGGCTTCAATCGTTGGCTAGTAAACGCAAAGGTCTAGGTAAGCGTTTAGAAAACTTATTAGAGACTGAGGCAGGACAAGCTCAGATAGACATAAGAAATTCTTTGTCCGGTTTAGTTGAAACACTTAACAGCGAAGGAGTAAAGCCTGTTTTAAATAACAAGGGCGGTATAAGCCTTCCTGATGATTGGCATAAAGGCACTTCGTTTGATCTAAGTACAATGAACGGAGCTAAGAAGGCCGTACAAGACGCTTTTAAGCTTATTGACACCAAAACTAAAAACGGAATAACTACGGTAAAAGAAGCTCATAAGATAAAGAAAAACCTTGATGAATTCATTGACGCATCTAAACTTTCTGAATCGGGTGTTCCAGCGCAAACACTTAGACGAATATCAGAAATGCGTCGTGAGATAAATAACACGCTTTCTCAGGTTACAGAGTACGGCGCGATCAACAAAGAGTTATCTAGTGTTATATCTTCAATGGCTCCTTTTGAGAAGTTCCTAAATCCAGGACAGTCTTGGAGCAACGCTAAAGTATCTTCTGTTGTTGGTGAAAGTCTAAAACAGTTATCGACAGACAGTAAATACGCTGCTTCGTTGGTTGAAGACTTGACTGAAATGGAAAGATACATGAAGAAATCAAACATGGCGTTTGGGGACGATCCTAGAGCATTAATACAGTTTAGACAGACGCTATTAGAGAACTTTAATGTTGAGCCTTCTGTTTCTAATGCTTCTGTATTAGGCGCAGCAGGTTCTTTAGCGGCTTCAGCAAGTTTAGGTAACACGTTTGGCGCGGCCCATGACGCTGCAAAGTTAATAAGAGCAGGAGTTTCAAAGAGAAAGGCTAAAAAAATAGCAGAGCAAAACAAGAAAAACTTTAATATGATAAAAGCTGCTATTTCTAAAAAATAAGGGGAGCCGAAGCTCCCCAGTAGTGAACGTTAAAGTTCGCAGTTGTTACCAGTACAAGCCAGTTGCTGTGATCCTTCGGTCATGTCGCTGGCTTCTTCTATGTCCCAACTAAAGTCTTTCGGAAAGTCTTTGCATAACTTGTTATACGTTGACTTGTCGATAGCTTCATAGGGTGCTTGCTGGTACGTGTGGTCACTGTACGGTAAGAAACTGATACCACTGATCTTATCGAACTTATTATATAACCATTGTCCTACCTCTAAGAACTCGTCGTCGCGGTAGTAACAGGTCATTGACGGCTTGTGCTCACACCAGTAGTCCTGATAGATTTCCCACAACTCTAGCTGTTCCATAGCGCCCATGTCTGACGCCAACACAGCGCAGTCAGGAGCCTCCATAGGAAAGCTGAACACCTTAGTGTTGGGTGACATAACGTCATTCTCTACAGGTACACCAGCAGCCTCTAGCACAGCACACAACGGATCGTCTGAGGAACCACGAACGCGCCTTATGTAGTGTCGTGAGAATCGCGGGTGAATGCCTGAAGCAGAGTCCACAAGCTGACTAACAGTACCACTGGGCTTAACAGCAGTAATAGCAGTAGAAGCATTAATCCCAAGTCTGTCAGCATGAGCTTTGTTCGTAGCCACAGCTTCTTCGCGTAACGCCTTAAGCCACTTCTTAAGTTTGTCACTGTCTTCCCTCCCGGATAGTACAGGGTGATCCATGATGCCTGTTAAGGATACACCCAGTAACGCCTCCTCTTTTGTGTTAGTCTCCCATATCTTACGAAGATACCTGAAGTTCGTTAGCGTAGCCTGAAGAGTTCCAAGGACAGTAGCGACACGTACCTTTCGCTTGAGGTCTGACAACGTATCGGCTGGCCTGACAACAACTTCTGATAGGTTGCAGAATTGATAGGGTCCGCAGGATGATTTCACTGAACATGGATTAGTTCCAAAATCATAGGTAGCATCTCGTCGCTCGTTCTTTGCAGCTTGCTTTTGACTTGCGACTCTAGAGAACATACCTCGTTCACCTGACCTTGACTCATATAAACTTGTCCACTCGTTTAGGAACGCCTCAAAGTCGGGCTTCTCTGTATAACACGCACTGTTGTTTGCTAGTCCACGTTGGGGATTATCTATCCACCACTGTCCTGACTTGGCTCGTCTGATCCTGTCGTCTGTAAGGTTACTGAGACCGATAAGGGCACTTCGTCTGACCCCGCCCACGACAACGATCTGTGCAATCTTACAGCATACATCGTGGCATTCGACACTACTGAGCTTGCGTCCAGCAGCGGCCCTAAAGATGTCAACGGTGAACCGGAACAAATCTTCAAGAGGCTCTGGCCCAGAAGCTCTACCTCCGAATGTCTTGAGGGGCGCACCCGAAGGCCGTACTCCAGATACGTCCCACTTTGGAACTTGACCACTATAGAGCATAGCGATGAGTTCTCGGTACGCTTTTGCCCATCCGATTTTTGAATCTGATACGTGTATGATACTGTCGGTTTCATGGAAGTCCTCTGCTACCTCTGGTAACTTCTGTATGTACTGACGTTCTACTGAGAATCCTGCTCCGGTGCCACACATGAGAACATACATCATCTCATCAAATGCTTTGGGGTGATCGATAGGCATGTAGCTACAGTTGAACCCTGCAACGTTGTCACGATCAAGCGCGTCACCAGCAGTCATCAACGCTCTCATCGAAGGCATCACCTCCAGATTCTCAATAGCTTTACGCGCCTCCTTAGCGTCAGCCTCTGGTAGCTTGTCGCCCCAGTAGTCTACGTAACGTCCCACTGTTTCTTCCCAAGTCTCACGGCGTTGCTTCTCTGGTATGTAACGTGCGTACCGTGACTTGTGTATGTACTGTTGATATGCGTCCATCTATTCTTCTCCTCCGTACCCTAAAGTCTCTAACATAATTGAGTGTGCTCCCATCGTTAACAGCATGTGTGCTGAATCTGGATAGCCGTCATTGCTGATAACCTGCATCACCTTGTCGTCACTGAATACAACGATAGCGGTCTTAACATCTATGCCTCCCTCTTCCATCTCGTCTGTTGCGTCAGCTAACGACTGAAACAAATCAGACGCCTTGACAGCCTCTTTGGTTTTGCCGAACTCACCCTGGACTACCTTCATAAGAACTCCGACATTAGCCACGTTACGTTGAACACGAGGAGCACGATGAGTACTCCGTAGTATATTGCTTGTTCCTTCTCATATCTGTTCATTAGTTTATTCTCCTTCCTACTCGTTCTTCGTAACTCATCCACCCCTCATCGGGATCGTTAATCATACACGTGTATCCTGAGATAACCTCTACCTCGTGGCCTGTCAGCTCACCGTAAGCCTGGCACTTATACTTAGCCGCCGCGACAGCAAGTGAAGCAGCAAGCCAAGCTACGCCGAACACAAAGCCGAACGAGGTTATGAATATCTTAGTAAATGCCCAAGCATCGTCACTCATTGGTTATCCTCTATCAATACGTCAATCAATCTATTTAAGTACCAGTCAGCCTTACGTAAGTCTTCTACTGGATTGTCCTTGTGTGTGTAGCGCCACACGTATTTCATTACGTTACCCTTGAGATAACCAAAGAACTCACGGTCTGACATGGACTCACGTATCGCGTCAATAGTTTGTATGTTTCCGCTGTTGTAGTGTTTTGGTTTATTAACAGAGTCGTGGTCTGATGGGTGGTACAACTTAGCTGCTACTGTGTCCCACTCTTTAGGTGACGCTGCATCGATTGACTTGCCGAAGGTATACTCAGGCTCATCGCTGAATGGTAAGTTACGTTTACTCTTAGTTGTCATCTACTTCGTCCTCCAATCCGTTAAACTTGTCTATGTTAGTTTGTATCTTATCCTGAAACTTATCGACAAGATCGTAAGAGTTTATCTCTAGAACTTCAAGCAGTGTTATCTCATCGATGTGGTCTGCTATGAGTTCAAGCATCTCATCAAACGTCCGTGCCATACCGCCTCCGTAGGTACGTCATGCTGATAGGCATCTCGTCAAACGCACCGTTGTCTACTTCGTTGAACATCCACAGCCCAGCCCAGCTACCGTTAGTTTGTGGGTTAAGGTACTCTTCATCATGTTGGTAAAAGATACCACCGAACAGGGCAGTCATACGTTTACCTGATGCGTCGCGATCAAAAGCGATGTCCCTGTCTTGAACGTGACCCATCACACAACTCATGTGCTTCTTCTGTAGCAGTAGCTTCGCTGACGAAACTGGCCTGCCCATCACACCACTGGTGAAGTAGTGACAGTATGCTACACCGTCAATGACAACAGGCTTGAGGTATGGATGTACTTCCCAGCCCTTCAGCGCCAAGTCATCGTAGCTCATCAGCCCTTCAAGCTTGGCATCGTTCTCTACTGCACGTTCAATGCGCTGCTCGTGGTTGCCCATCGTAAAGACTAGGCGTGGCTTCCATACTGTCTTCTTGTTACTGCGTAGGCGCTTCTGCTCTGCCTTGATAATGTCCATGAACGCAGCCATAGCTGTGTTACCTGCCGACACATCCTCAGAGTAGCGCCGTCCTTCAAAGGACTTCTTACCTACGTCGTAACTGGAAAGGCTTGGCATATCCCAATGATCACCAAGGTGGATAATAACATCAGGCTTAGTAGCAACAGCGTACCTAGCGGCCCATCGAAGATGTTCATAGTTCTCTCCCGGCTTTACTTGTGTGTCAGGTATGATCAAATGTCTAGTCATCAGTTATAATTCCCTTTCAAAAATTCGCTTACAGTGCTAAATTTGAAAGATTTTCTGTCAAGTTCTACAGTAGCAATCTCGGCAGAAAACGGAGCACCCCATGCGGTAAGCGTGTCTTCAGCATCCTTATAGTTGGTTGTAACTTCTACAAAACGACGCTCTTCATCTTCGTCCCTAGCCGTTATAATATAAAGACTACGAGATTTGTACATGATGGGTGTCATTGCGTCCACTCCTGCGGTAAAGTCTTTGGAGTGTACCAATCAAATCCGTTACGCTCTGCCCAGTCTGACATGCAGTAGTAGCTTCCGTCTTTGCGCTTGGTTGCTGCTGGCATTCTGTTGTTGGGGTTTTGGAACACGAATACCAACTCCTCCTCTGGCTTGAGAGCCTTCTTGACATCGACATATTTACGAGCCTCTGGTTTCTCACGGAATCTCCCTTTAGCTTCGATATAATATGTTATACCGTTAGCCTTGTAAGTAAAGTCAGGATGGTAATGTTTGTGTTGTACGTATGCAACGGCACAAGGGTGGTACTCACATCCCTTAAGCTGCTGCGCTAAGTCCCATTCAAGCCACGAGTCGTAGCCTTTCGGAACGTTATCCCTCGTTCGGCGCATTCCAGATTTCTCCTTCTTGACGGCGTAGGTATAGTAACCTTGCGTTCTCAATGACACGCGCTTCGTCGTCATACATTTTGACACACACATCATACATCTCACGTTCAGTTGTGCAGTCAGCCAGTGCTTTCTTAGCCTTGACTGGGCCTACACCCTTGATACCGATGATGTTATCTGCGCGGTCACCCGTTAGTATTTGTTCATACAAGAAACGACTAGCATCTTCAACGCTAACGTCATAGAAACTCTGCTTGTTAGGATTGAAGTGCTTGCCAGGAACCTGATCGAAGTCCTTATCGATACTGACAATCAGTGAGTCGTCGTCAGCAGTAGCGGCGATGGCAATCAAGTCGTCTGCCTCTTCCCCGTCACTGACAACAGCGGCCCACTCGTCTATCAGGTACTGCCTAATAGCAGCAAGGTGCTCAGGCTTTTGCTTGTCTTTCCTGTTTGCTTTGTAGCCAGCAGTGACTGCGTACTCGTTGCGGAAGTTGCCCTTTCCCGTGAGGTATACACGGTACTCAGGCTCGTCTTCGATGAGGATGTACAAGTCGCTGATCAAGTCAGACAGATAAGCACCAGCACTATACGCCGCGTACTCCTCTCTGTCCTCTTGTGACTTGTACGCGCAGCGGTAGGCTACGATGTCCCCATCGATATGAATCACAGCGCGTCAGCCTCGTCGATAGTATCATCAACGTACTCAATCATCTTCGTGACCTTGCACTTGATCATGCTTGGGCTGCGGCCTGTACCTACTGACCAGTCGTAGTAGCCTACAACACAGACTGCTTCGCTACCGTTAGCGATCATAACATCAGCGTCGTACTCAACACCCTGCTCATCTGTAACGCGCATAGGATTCTTACTCTTCATCGTAATGAAGTAATCCTTTTCGTCACCCTTGTTAGCAGCGGCGATACCCATGTCGTCGAGCGCAGCTACAGCCTTCTCGCTCAGGTTGCCAAGAACTATCTGGTACTTGTCACTGAACTTATTGAGCTTGTTACGCTCAACCCAGTAGAGTGTACCTTTGATTGTAAGTGGTTGTGGCTTATCCATAATGCTTTCCTTTTTAGTTAACTACCGTAATATTATAACACGTATTTTAATAGGTGTCAATGAGTTTCTGCCCATGTCTTACCTATCTTGTATTCACCGTCCATTGGACAGCGTAGTTCTAGTACTTCTCCTGCTTTTATGATTGATTCAACCAGTATCCTCCCTACTTCTTCTGCGTGTTCTGGCTTAGTCTCTACCTGAAACTCGTCGTGTACGTTCGCAACAAATCTGTGCGGCACGTTACAGAGCTTGTCTCCTGCAATGACTAACGCCTGTTTCATGATGACTGCGCCACACGATTGTAGCAGTGTGTTCAGTGCAGCATGTTGGTGTCGTATCCATACTCTTCGTCCATCAATTCCGGGTAGGCTTCCTTCTGAAGCAAGTGACTCAACCTTTCTGACCAGCCTCCCAAAAGCTGGCATGTTTCGTAGGTAAGAATCTCTAGCTCGCTTGCCAGCCTTAGCATTTCCTCCGAGGATAGATCCAAGCTTTGAGTCTCCTGCTCCATACAAGAGAGCATAGGTAAAACGCTTTGCATCAGCTCTTGTTGCAAGTCCCGCAGCCTGTTGAGTTGCTGAGTGTACATCTCCGTCAAGTAATTCTCTGATGTATTCTTCATCTTTCATGTAGTGTGCTAGGCAGCGTAGCTCCAGACTAGAAGCGTCAGCACCTACCAACACGTTACCCTCCTCAACTGTGAAGCATTCCCTGTACGTAGACTCAGACGGTATCTGTGCCATGTTGGGTTTGCTGTGTGTCATGCGCCCAGTAACAGCACCGCATGTGTTAACGTAACCGTGTATGCGCGATCCAGAAACTGAGTCGAGCCACGACTTAACCATTGCAATCCTCTTGGAGAGTGTCAGGTACTCCAAGACCAGCGCAGCCTCAGGGATGTGGCTGACTGTTCCTTAAGGGTTGTCTCATCCACCTTCGGCTTACCTGTCTCAGTGAGTGTCTTCCACGCTGCACCCTTACTTTCAAGTCTAGCTGCAACCTGTTGCCGTGATCCTGGGTTGAAGACAGTGACCTCTATCCTTGAGCGTCTTCCCAGTTTTCTCAGATACACGCGCTTCCACAATGGGAGGAAATACCTCTTGTAGTTCATGCTCAATCTCCTTCATACGTTGTTCATGTTGTGTGTGTATGTCACAGCCTAGATTAAAATCAAACGCGAAGCCGTTAGCGATCTGATCACTGACCATGAAGGCCACTGAATGTTCCAAGTCCTGACAGGCATAGCTGAACTCCTTCTTCTTTAGCTGCTTGGTCAGGTGCTGATGTACGTGCCACGTTGCACGACAATCCTTCAGACAATACTCAACCATCTCTGGTGTTATGTCCCTGTCGAAGTCCTCAACGTTGAAGTCACCCTTGAGTTCTTCGCCTGCACGTATAGCCCACTGCTTGAGTGAGTGTCCACCTTCAATGGCTGGGTCAAGTAGTCTACCCATGATCATGGTATCTTCAACGTCACCCTGCCACACGAAGTCCCAAACTTCTTCGAGCCTACGCAGATCGAAGCCGATCAGGTTGTGTCCAATCAGTATGTAGATGATACCTGTCAAGGCTTCCTTTAGTTGCGTAGCGTTGTAACACGCAATACTCTTCCCAGAGTTCGGGAGATACACACCCGCTAGATGTATCTTCGTCCAGTCCAGTGTCGTTTCTAAGTCTACAACTGCGTATGTCATTGTCTTGCTCCTGTTGTACAATCCATCGTCCCATCTTACTCATTGTAATATTCATCCAGTTCGTCAAACAAGCTGCTGAACTCTGGTATGTCAGCCAGTGTCCTTAGATCAGCGCGATCAGAAAAGTTTACATCACCGCCAGCGGATAAGCAACTGCTGCATACGTCGATGAACTCGTCTGTGTTAGAGCAGCGAAGCGTGGCTTCGTAGTCTGTTAGTTCTATGTCGCAGGCTTTGCATCTCATAGTGCATTCTCCTCTTCTGTTAATCGTCCGGTGTCCTCGTTGTAGACTAGCCTACCTGCTGGCCCTGTCTTCCCGCTGAACCTGTTCTTCAGTACACGTAGCTTGGTAGTGTTCCGTTCTTCTTCGTCCTCTGCCTGACTGTTTCGCTCTGCTCCTATCACTGCATCGGATAGCTGTGCGATAGCAGCGCTGCCCCGTAGCATGCCGAGACTTGTAGCCGCACCATCCTCCAAAGACTTACCATCTGGACGCTTCAAGTGCGACACTAAAAGCAGGGTGATCCGCATCTCCTGAACAAACATACGTAGCTTGGTCATGATCATGTCGATTGCCTTGCGTTCATCCCCGTTCTGCTGGTCGGAAACCAGGATAGATAGGTGGTCAAGTACAATGAACTGACAGCCCAGACCCTTGACCATGTACCGCATACGTCCCAGCACACGTTCGATCTCGTTACTACCGAAGGCGTCCCAGAAGAACACTCTGTTCTCGTAGTTGGTGGCGTGGTACACCCTGTCAACCTCCTCCGGTGAGTACTCGCAGTCGGGTAAGTGTATAGGCTTGTTCATCTCTAGCCCTACAAGGCCCCGTAGTGTGCGCTCAGGCGTTTCTTCTAGGAACATAAGGCCCATGCACCCGTTCGCGTCTTGCTTTAGCATGGCTACTACAAGCTCTCTGAGGATGGTTGACTTACCAAGACCACTCCCAGCACACAACGTAACCAATTCAGCAGGACGGATTCCGTATAACATGTTATCAAGTTGACGGAATGGATAAGAGGTAAGGCCCCTGCGTAGTGGTACTTTGATAGCAGCAAGCAACTCACTGGGTCGGACGATACCGTCAGGCGTGAACACCTCTGACTCCCACCACTGCTTGACGAACTCGCCCTGCTTGCCGTTGATCAGGTACTCGTTAGCATCCTTGCCGTCGGGCATCTTCATTATCTTTGCCTTGTTACCGAACAGTTCTGCAACATCGTTCGCTGCGTTCTGTCCTGGATCGTCGCTGTCAAAGCAGATGATAACATTCTCAAAGCTGTTGAGGTATTCAAACTGATTGCGGCAATCTTTAATGGCAGCTTGCGCTCCGTTGCGTACACTAACAACAGGGTACTTGCTACCGAACATCTGGTATGCCGCCATGCAATCGTACTCGCCCTCGGTTATGGTGATGTAACGTCCACCTGAACTGAACAGTTGTTGTCCGAACAGTCTCCCCTTTGTCCAGTCACCCTCCGTGACGAAACGTTTATCAGGGTAGCGAACCTTTGCTGCCACGGGTTCGTTGCCTTCATCGTAGTAACCAAACAACACACGATCACCATCGACAATAGCACTGTACTTCTCTGCTGTTTCTTTTTGTATACGTCTGTCAATGATAGCACTGTACTTACCTGTCAGTAGCTTGGCGTTGAATTGCTTCTTGGTTTCGGGACGGTGCTCGTATGATACACCCTGCCAGCCAGCGTCAGACTTGCTACGCTTACCGCATGAGAAACAATACGATGATCCGTCCTCGTTAACAGTCAAACATTTGTGATGCCCACAGTCGGGGCAACTTTGATGTGTCTTTGCAGTTGTCATAAGATCCTCTTTAAAGAGACTTAAAAGTTAAAACTATAATAAGTTATATGATTATGTTTATCTTCTAAGTTAACTCTATAGTAATATTGTAGCATGTATTTTGCTTGGTGTCAAGCGTCGTTGCTCCACACTGCGACTAACAGCCCAATGATGTAGCCAATGCCGCAGCCTAGCATTAGGTTAAACAGTTCTGGATCAGTCATTCTCTGGCTCCCCCTGTGCTATGCCTTCGCGGTACAGTTGGTTAGCTATCTTATCCACCATGCCATACGCGTTATCGTATGCTAAGGCCACGCCTTGTGATACAGGGTCGCCGTTTAGGCTCATGGTGTTAAGGTCACGCAAGTGTTTGATCTTGCGCTGAACATCTCTCAGTTTGTGATACGTTTCTAACTGGTTCATTTCGTTTGCTCCTCAAGTCTACGGTACTGGTTACGTGCAATTGATTCTAAGTCCTCGGCTTGGAACTCATCCAGGTTGTGCTGTATGGCAGCGTACTGGTTGCTTGAGTCTTCATAATATGTCTTATATATTGATCTATAAGATAGTTATTTGTTCATAATATAAGACATTATGGTCTAAAAGCACTATAACGTCCAGAGCCTCAGCCCATGTGTACGCGCCACGTTTAAGACTTACGGCTGTAGTAACAGCGGCTAACATATCATCGGTCATACGTCCTCCTCTTGTATTTCATAAGACACCCAGCGCCAGTCAAGAGCAAACTCTGCATGGCTCTGCGCGTCACGCTGACAGTCGAAAGGCCCCTCGGGATCTAGCTCGCCACCGTCACGGTCAAACATCACGACCCAGTACATCATGCATCCCTCAGTGGCTTAAACTTAGCAAGTACTTTCACCTTGCCATTCTTCTTAATCCAAACGATACGATGGTATAGCTTGACGCTATTACGCGCCTCTGGGAAAGCGTAGATCAAAGCCTCGTCTAGGCTGCCGCACTTAAGATCGTTGATCCACAGCTTACCATCGTCCTTCAGTTTATATTGTACATAGTACATCATGCATCCCTCAGTGGCTTAAACTTAGCAAGTACTTTCACCCCGCCACCCTTTTTTGTCGTCAGAACCCTATGTGGGACACATGTGAGTGTTCCGCGCTTCCGCTATGGCATACGCTAGCGCCGCTTCTAGGCTATCGAGCTCCTTATCAATAACCCACTGGTCATTGCCGCCCACTCCCACCGCCTTATATTGTACGTAATACATTATGCATTCTCCTGTCCGTAGAATCGGTTAGCTTTATCAAGCTCTTCACTAAATAAGAGATGAGAAAACCCTAAGTCTGGGTCATCTAGAAGGTGCATTAGATCACAGATCAAGTCACCCACAACCTCGACATCATCACCATTTGGCATGTGATTGTTAAACGCTCTCAGTGCGACAAGCGCGGCCTCCGCCCTAAGTTTATTATTCATCATGCGTCCCTCATTGCGTCATACGCTCCGTCTGCTCCGTCATCATCGCGGTACATATCGCAAGCCTCATCTAGTAGCTCATCAAGTACAGAGTCCGACACAAGAGCAGCAAGGTGTACCTCATCATTGATGTAGATCAGCGATGTACTAAGATCCGCTTCCAACTCCCCGTCGTACTCCCGAACGTCTACGTGTGCCTCATACAAGACACCCTCAATAGTAACCTTAGCTAAATAATCCATTATGCAATCTCCTCTCGTTCTGCTACTCGAAGCGTGACACCTACGTACTCGGACGCATGTTTTAACGCTTGGTAGCGCCCGTCATAATAGCTTGATAGATGCGGCAAACCTCGACATACCCTAGCTCTTCTCAGGTTGTACGCTGCCTCCTTTCTGAAATAGGCGATGTCTTTTTTGATTCTGTCTACAGTGTTATTCATTTTCCTAACCTCCAAAGCTGTGTTCAAAATGAAAGTCTGTATTGCCAGCAGCCCATTGCTCTATCGTTTCAAGCCACTGCCTCCCTACTGCGCCGTTTGATTCTACGTACCAAACCATTTGAAAGCTACAGTCTTCAGGTGCCTGACTGTGGTAGCAGCGCTGTACTTCAAACCTTGTTAACTCGCTACCATACTTATTCGCCAGTGCTTTTTCTATTACATTTTTCATTTGCCTACCCTCCACGGGAACATTGTTAAAAGAATACTAACCCAAACCAAACACCATATCAATTCATCTTGCATAACTTCCTCGCTTTTCGTCGGTAGTGTGAACGTAACAGCTCTGCTTTTATGTCTGACATATTACAACACATCGCAGTTGGCCTCGTAAATAGCCTGTGCCAGTCCTCTAGGCGTAAGGGATCGAATGTACTTTGTACGTGCTGACTTGCCGCCTAATCGAATATGGCCTGGACTTTCTATTCCAATTGGTTCTAAGCGTTTCTGATCTGGGATTTTGAAACCGCCGCCAGTCCACAAACAGGTTTTTTTGTTGTACCTGTCTTTTTCTGGGAACACCTCTGGAAACTCTGGATGTTCACCGTCTGGACAATAACCTGCATAATCACAGGGATGAAAACAAGTGTCAGGCTTTCGCCAAAGCGTAGACAACACGCTAACGGGATTCTCTACAGCGTAGGCGCAATTGAACTTTGTAGCGAACAGCGCCAGCTTTGTGGCCTTGTCTTGAAATTCTGGGTCACGCTCACGCTTACTCTTAAAGTGTGCAGCACCGGACACCGCCAGATCAGTACACGGCGCGAAAGAGACTACCAGCGAAGGCAGCGCAAGCTCACGCTCTCTAAGCGCTCTTACAACGTCACCAAGCGCGTAAAGCTTTGACAGGTCAACGTTTAGCCTGTGGAGCCTTTCGTGCCTGTCGTCTTTATGGTAGCCGCTGTGGTCGGTATCCTCAAAATCCACAGTCACCACGTTAAACCGCCCATCGTCGAGCCACGGCTGCATCGCGTACATGCTGTTATTGAACAAAAATAAAACAGTTTTCATTTTCAAGCCTCCTCATAAACTGGTTTAGCTTTAACAATACCGACGCCTTTGTAGTCTTCGCCGATGTACTCAAGGTGCCACACCTTAACAGGGTGTTTGCCCTGCTCAAGCTCTGTAGTGTCAACCCACTTCCTGAGAGCCTTGTACGCTGCGTTTAACTCAGGTATCACAGAATCATAAGAGTCATTTACATAATCACCCTGTATGGTCGCCTGTGATGACTCAGAGCCTCTGAAGTATGACTCCCTAAAGGTGTCGCTCATAGTGGCGTTAAATTTGTAGTTGCTGTACTTAACTGAGATTAAAATTGACATTGTGTTAACCCTCTATTTATTGCCATTGGTTGCAAAGTTCAAATATAACATAAGCGATCACAGGGGCCAGTATAAGCCCCACAACGATCACAGGTAAAGTCCCCAAGTTGCTAGGCTAAGCATCAAGCCTAGACCCATAAAATTAAATACTATCATTTCCATTATGTTCATTGTGTTGTGCTCCGTTGTTTGTTTGTTGACTTGATGTGATCAGTATAGCGACTCAAACGCTAAATACTAGGTAATATTACCATTTTGTTAGACCAATATGGAATAACCAGGGTCTGTTTAGAACCTAATCTGAATCTGTTTAGCGCCTAGCAAGTACCATGCCAAGTATCTGGATGTGTAGCTTATGGCGACATGTAGTGAAACGCTACAGGTGTCTGTAGGGTGCTGCATAGACTCTCACACTCTGCTGTATTGATTCTCATTTGCATCTGATAATGATTCTCATTAGTACCTGGATAGGCTAACAATAACGCTAATGAGAATGATTCGTGTTACGATTCAGACACGGGGGAGGGGGACTGGCTGCGTAGTGTTATTATTGTACCTGCATAGACACAAAAAAGAGCTAAATTGAATTGCATAATGCAACGCAGAAAGCTAGACAGAATAAGGGTCTAAACAGAATCTGGATTGCGCCTGTAAGGGACAGTGTTGATCTGTGTAGTATTTACATTATTAAAGAAAAGACTTGACAAACACTGAAAAGTATGCTATAATATACTGTATAGATAAGTGTTTAACTAAAGAGAAACTTGATCGCGCCGTTAATGCTTGACAACATATAGGAACTTGACCACATATAGGCATATAAGATAATATATATAATTATAACTTTAATGCCTATGTGCAGTCATGGGCCTATGTGCAGTCATGGAACGGTCAAGTTTCTATATAGTTCTTATACGAGGATGTTATGTCAGAAGAACCCGTAAGTGGTCGTGGTCGTCCCAAAAAGAAAGACGTAGAGGCTGTTAAGAAGGGAAACAGGCGGGCTGTCGGGCGTCCGAAGGGCGACGCTGGCATCATGAATGAGTATAAGGCTAGGATGTTAGCCTCACCAAAGTCCAGAAAGGTTTTAGATGCTATATTTTCTGCGGCTTTGGACGATGATCACAAAAATCAAGCAGCGGCGTGGAAGCTGGTGATGGACAGAGTTGCACCAACCGCGCTATTTGAAAAAGAAATCATTAAAGAAAGCGGAAGAAGCGCCATTCAGATTAACATTACGGGCGTCGGTACTACCGAAGTGTCATCAGGTGACGTTATTGACGGAGATTCCGGTGAAGTACTTTAAGATCGAAGAGTTTAACTGTCAAGAGACAGGAGAAAACGAAATGCTGCCAGAGTTTTTGCACATCTTAGACGATCTTAGGGACTTGTGCGCCTTTCCGTTTGTGATCACCAGCGGATACCGCAGCCCAAAGCACTCAATAGAGGCCGCAAAAACAACGCCGGGTACACATGCCCAAGGCATTGCTGCTGACATCAAGGTATCTTCAGGATCACAGAAGCACACCCTAGTCAGACACGCAATGGCACTTGGATTTAGCGGCATCGGCGTAGCTGATACGTTTATACACGTAGACTTACGCGCCTCTACGCCTGTTATGTGGACATACTGATATGCTATATACGAAGAATGTAAACTTAACGGACACTTCTACGCAAACGCTTGTAACTATTCCTAATGGTTTTGTTGCCCACTGGAACATGGCGTTTGTTTCTAACCTTCACAATGCAACCAACGACATTACACTGTTCGTAGACAAAACTCCAGACCCTGACGTTTATATTTTTAACGGAACTAATGTACAGTCCAAGGAATATTTGTTGTTAGACGGTAATGCTGTGTTTGTGTTACAGCCCGGAGACGTTATTAAGGCAGCAGCAGGTGAACTCAGGAAACATGGAAGTCGTAGTCACCTTCGATCTACTAGAAGCCCCTGCAACTTTTGTAAACTTTAACGGCGTATGACAGACGTTAACGTAGAACTGCTAGATTGGCAGACAAAAGTTTTTAATGACCCTACACGTTTTAAGGTAGTTGCTGCTGGGCGGCGTACAGGCAAGTCCCGGCTGGCTGCGTGGATGTTAATCATCAATGCGTTGCAGGCTGAACGCGGTCATGTCTTCTATGTTGCCCCCACACAGGGACAAGCCCGTGACATTATGTGGCAGACCTTACTTGAACTGGGCCATGATGTCATCACAGGCTCACATATTAACAACTTACAGCTAAAACTTGTCAACGGCGCAACAATTACGCTTAAGGGTGCTGACCGTCCAGAAACTATGCGTGGTGTTAGTCTTAAGTTCCTTGTCATGGACGAATATGCAGACATGAAGCCTGACGTTTGGGAGCAAGTCCTACGTCCTGCGCTGGCTGACCAGAAGGGTTCGGCAATGTTCATAGGAACACCAATGGGTCGTAACCATTTCTACGAGTTGTACAAGTATGCGGAGCTAGGCGATGACGAAACGTACTCAGCGTGGCATTTCACAAGCTACGATAACGACTTACTCGACCCTGATGAAATTAACATCGCAAAGAAATCAATGTCTTCTTACGCCTTTCGTCAGGAGTTCATGGCGTCCTTTGAGGCGGTTGGCTCAGAGATGTTTAAAGAAGAGTGGGTACGTTACGGCGAAGCCCCCGAAGCAGGAGACCATTACATAGCCATTGACTTGGCTGGTTTTGAAGAGGTAGGGTAAGAAACGCACGAAGAGTTCTAAGCTAGACGAAACTGCAATCTCCGTAGTTAAGGTGGGTGACAACGGTGACTGGCACATTGATAACATTATCTACGGACGTTGGACGCTAGACGAAACTGCGATGAAAATATTTCAAGCAGTCAGAGATTACCAGCCAGTATCTGTAGGTATTGAGCGCGGCATTGCAAAGCAAGCAGTAATGTCACCGTTAATGGATCTTCAAAGGAAGTACGGCAAGTACTTTCGAGTAGAAGAGCTTACGCACGGTAACAAAAAGAAAACTGATAGGATCATGTGGGCATTACAGGGTAGATTTGAAAACGGCATCATAAGTTTAAATAAGGGCGAATGGAACGCACGTTTCCTCGACCAGCTATTTCAGTTTCCCGACCCGCTAACTCACGATGATCTTGTTGACTCTCTTGCGTACATTGATCAGCTTGCCACTGTACCGTATGGGATACACGACTTCATAGAAGATGAAATAGAAATCTTAGACATTGTAGCGGGATATTAATTATGGAAGACAATATATACAGCCCTGATCCTTTACTCGTTCAAGAATCCTTGGAAGACTGGGTAATGACAAAGTGCGAAGACTGGCGCGACAACTATCAGTCTAACTACGAAGAAAAGTTTGACGAGTACTACAGACTGTGGCGAGGCATCTGGGATCCAGCAGACACTGAGCGCAAGTCAGAACGCTCACGCATAATCAGTCCTGCCTTGCAGCAAGCTGTAGAGTCTAACGTTGCTGAGATGGAAGAGGCTACGTTTGGTCGCGGTAAGTGGTTTGACATTGCAGACGACATGAACGACAAAGAATCTCAGGACGTCCTCTATCTTCGTAACAAGCTTACCGAAGACTTTGAAAACACCAAGGTGCGTAAGGCGGTTGCAGAGTGTCTTATCAACGCTGCTGTATTCGGTACAGGTGTTGGCGAGATCGTTATTGAAGAGATAAAAGAAATGGCTCCAGCCACCCAGCCGATCATGGATGGGCAGCTTCAGGCAGTGGGTGTTAACATTACAGATCGTGTAGTTGTTAAGCTTAAGCCTGTCATGCCACAGAACTTCCTGATCGATCCTGTAGCAACGTCCATTGAGGACGCTATGGGCGTCGCTGTGGACGAGTTTGTTGGAAGCCACCATGTAGAGCAGTTACAAGAGAACGGCGTCTACAGGGACGTATACGTAGGCACAGCGGCTCCTGACACAAACCTTGAGCCTGACCAAGACATCACAGTCTACAGTGACGACAAAGTTCGACTAACAAAGTACTACGGTCTTGTTCCTAAGCACATGTTAGAAGAAGCCACCGACGAGAAAATAGAAGGTGACGCAGGGTATGTAGAGGCGGTTGTTGTTATCGCTAACGGCGGTGTCCTCTTAAAAGCTGAAGCAAACCCCTACATGATGCAAGACAGACCCGTAGTAGCGTTTCCGTGGGATGTAGTGCCTTCTATGTTCTGGGGTCGTGGCGTGTGTGAGAAAGGTTACAACAGCCAGAAGGCTCTCGACACTGAGCTACGTGCGCGCATTGACGCCTTGAGCCTGACGATACATCCAATGCTTGCCATTGACGCTACTAAGTTTCCACGCGGGGCAAAGCCTGAGATACGTCCCGGCAAAACAATTCTGACTAATGGAGATCCTCGTGAAGTCTTACAGCCGTTCAACTTTGGTCAAGTGGGCCAGATCACGTTCGCCCAAGCAGCCTCTCTTCAACAAATGGTACAACAAGCTACTGGAGCAGTTGATTCAGCGGGACTCGCTGGCAACGTTAATGGTGAAGCTACTGCCGCTGGTATTTCTATGTCTCTCGGTGCTATCATTAAACGCCATAAACGCACTCTGATTAACTTCCAGCAGTCGTTCCTGATTCCGTTTGTTAAGAAGGCTGCGTATCGTTACATGCAGTTCGACCCTGAGAACTACCCCGTGAAGGATTACAAGTTCAACGCAACCTCTACGCTGGGCATCATTGCTCGTGAGTATGAGGTCACACAGCTTGTTCAGTTGTTACAAACCTATGAAGCAGGATAGTCCAATCTATCCAGTCCTCATCCAAAGCATCATCGACAACATGAACTTGTCTAACCGCGAAGAACTTATCGGAGCTATGCAGCAAGCTAGTCAGCCCAACCCAGAAGCACAACAGGCGGCACAGCAAGCACAACAAGCACAGCTTGCGTTACAGCAGTCGCAGACGGCAGCACTGTCAGCACAGGCACAAGAGTCGCAGGCACGAGCACAGAAGTACTCTGTCGAAGCGCAGCTTGAGCCACAAGAAGTTGAGATCAAACGCATTGAGGCTATTACACGTAACCTTCAAGCGGGTGATCAAGACGACAAAGAGTTTGAGCGTCGCCTGAAGGTCGCACAAGCAATCACTAAAGACAAAGAAGTAGAGGCTAAGATAAATGTTAATGACCCAGCAAGACCTCAAGAACCTAATCAGCCAAGTCAACGAAGCGTTCAAAGGCCAGTTCAACCGCCTGTCGAACCTAGAAGAGAAGGTGGCACGTTTGGAGGAGAACCTCAATGAGCAAGGAAAAAGATCCACGCCTAGCAAGAGCCGGGGTAAGCGGGTTCAACAAACCGAAGAGAACGCCTAGCCACCCAACGAAGTCCCACGTAGTTGTAGCCAAGGAAGGCGACAAGGTTAAGACAATACGCTATGGACAGCAGGGCGTTAGTGGTGCAGGTAAAAATCCCAGCACTCCTAAAGAGAAGGCAAGACGTAAATCCTTTAAGGCGCGTCATGCAAAAAACATAGCCAAAGGCAAAATGTCTGCGGCTTATTGGGCAAATAAATCTAAATGGTAAGGAGGCTATTATGCCGATGGTAAACGGAGCACGACGTACACGTACACTCAATACACCTGCACAACAAAGAAGGACGTTACAAAGCTGAAGCACATGCAATCTTAAACACAATACAGTACATGAAGGACAATCAAAGACCCTTTGAGTTTTCTTCGTCGGTGTACTCGTACATGGCTAAAGGTTGCGGAGGGCGTGATATGGCCCTGTATCTTTTCCAGGCGTCGCGTGTAGCAGCAGGAGAAGGACGTTCATCAGCGGCAGTCTATACTGGCGACTACAACATGGGTAAGGTAGAGTCAGCAGAAGCCTACGGTATTCTGTCAGCTATGTCTACCGGAAAACGTTTTAGACCAGTATGGGCTACGCCGTTTGATAACATGACAAGCATACCCGTCGAACGCAGTAAGGGTATCTACATGAGTATGCCTGAGCCTCTTAGGGAAATGTATTGGTCATGTCGTAAACCCACTGAGGTTGGTGAAGGTTTTCTAACCTGCGGTGAGTGCCACGCTTGCAAAAGGCAAGCAGAAGTACGCATACACAGAAGCAGGCAAAGCTAAAGCTAAGAAAGCCGCAGCCAAAACAGGAAAGAAGGTGAAACGTGCCAAAGGCAAAAAGTAAAAGTCCAAAGCCCTCTAACCCTGCGTTGTATTCCAGAGTCAAAGCGGAGGCTAAACGTAAGTTTGATGTTTGGCCGTCTGCCTATGCTTCAGGATGGTTAACCAAAGAATACAAAAAGCGCGGAGGTAAGTACAGTGGCTAAACCAAAGGGTGGTCTGACCAAATGGTTTAAAGAAGACTGGGTTGACCTAAAGACAGGCAAGGAGTGTGGACGTAAATCTGCTAAGAATTCTAAGCGTCCGTACCCTTCCTGCCGCCCTAAAGCTGTTGCAGCTAAGATGACAGCGGCTGAAAAAGCTAAGTCTAAAGCTAAGAAGACTGGCCCAGCTAAAGTTAAACACGCAGTTACAGCATCCGGTAAACGAAGAAAGACTGGTAAAAATACCAAAAAGGCTTGACATTTGAGCAAAAGTATGGTATAATATATAGTATATAGTAACTAATGAGATAACCAAAGGGCCTCTATGAAACCTGAATTAGAAACATATTATAATAATTACTTCGACATCTTTAACACAGAAGGTTGGAAACAACTTGTAGAAGATTTTAAAAGTAATGCAAATATAATAAACTCAGTTGAAGCAACAAAAGATGTAGATGATATGTTTTTCCGCAAAGGACAACTTAACGTATTAGCACATCTAATTAACTTTGAAGCTATAACAACTAACAGCTTTGAAGACTTACAGAACAATCCAGAAGATGATTAAAGTATACGATTTCAAGTGTACTAATGGTCACTACTTTGAAGAATTTGTAGACGCTGATACTACAACCAGTAGGTGCGGTTGTGGTGCTAACGCTACAAGGGTCGTTTCAGCAACGCCATGCGTACTTGAAGGTGCATCTGGGGACTTTCCCGGACGGCACATGAAGTGGGTACGAGAACATGAACAGGCTGGACGTAAATAAAACTCCACAACCGTTAGGCGGAGAAGGTTAATAATATGGGACGAGCACAACTCGTAGACGAGCGTTCGGAAGAAGAACTTAACAACGATAACGTAGATACACTAGAAGCACCAGAGGATACAATTGAGTCTCCAGAGGAGGTAGCTCAAGAGGAACCTAGCTTACCAGAGAAGTATCAGAACAAATCCTTGCAAGAGGTAGTTCAGATGCACCAAGAGGCTGAGAAGCTGCTTGGTAAACAAAGCTCTGAAGTTGGTGAACTGCGTGGTGTTGTTGATGACTACATCCAGACACAACTCGCACAACAACAAGCACCTGTACAACAGCAAGAAGAAGACGATACTGACTTCTTTGTTGATCCAAAGACCGCAGTTAGCAGGGCAATTGAGAACCATCCTAGCATTAAAGAAGCTGAACAAGCTACTCAGCAGTACAAAAAACAAACAGCTTTGGCACAACTTCAAAGCAAGCATCCAGACATGAACACCATTGTCCAAGATGCTAAGTTTGCTGAGTGGATTAAAGGCTCTAAGATCAGGACTCAATTGTTTGTACAAGCAGACCAGCAGTATGATTACGACGCCGCTGATGAACTGTTCTCCCTCTGGAAAGAGAGAGCCTCTGTTGCAGAACAGACGGTAGCAGTTGAGAAGCAAGCACGTAAGCAGCAGGTTAAGTCTGCAAGTACAGGCAACGCCCGAGGAACAGGTCAAACTCAACGTAAGAAGCAATATCGTCGTGCTGATATTATTAAACTTATGCAGACCGACCCAGATCGTTACTCAGCTTTGTCAGAAGAAATCTTTCAAGCTTACGCCGAGGGTCGTGTTAAGTAGCCTAATCTAAAGGAGATTTATCATGGCGACTCAAACTTATCCCGGTACAGTAGGCGGTGGCTCCATTGTCAATAAGACAGCCGCAGCAACATTCATCCCTGAAATCTGGAGCGACGAAGTAATTGCCGCATACCAGAAGAACCTGAAGATGTCACCTCTTGTAAAGAAGATGTCTATGACAGGTAAGAAGGGCGACAAGATCCATGTCCCTAAGCCTATCCGTGGCGCTGCATCTGCTAAGGTGCAAGATACTGCGGTTAACATTCAGGCGAACGTTGAGCAAGAATTGCAGATTGAAATCAATCGTCACTTCGAGTACTCACGTTTTATTGAGGACATCGTAGAAGTACAGGCACTCAACAGCCTGCGACAGTTCTACACAGAAGACGCTGGTTACCAGTTGGCTCTGACGGTTGACACTGACCTGATGAACTGTGGTACTGGTTTCGGTGACGGAACTCTTGACCTCGCTGCTCCTACTGGTGCAGATTGGGTTAACAGTAACAGCTACTACTTTAACGCTGCTACTGGCCTGAGCGCCTTTGCTGCTGGTACTGTAGCTACTGGTGACAACTTCACCGACGTAGGTTTCCGTGAGGCTATCAAGCTTCTGGATGACGCCAACGTACCAATGGAAGATCGTTGCTTGATCATCCCGCCTGCTGCTCGTAAGACAGTAATGGGAATTGAGCGTTACGTATCTAGCGACTTCCGTGATGACCGCACTGTTAAGTCTGGTCTGATTGGTAACGTCTACGGTGTTGACATTTACGTTTCTAGTAACTGTCCTACGATTGAGACTAACGTTCGTGGCGCTCTGTTCTTCCACAAGGATGCTATCATCCACGCGGAGCAGATGAATGTACGTTCGCAGACTCAGTACAAGCAAGAGTACTTGTCTACTCTGTACACCGCTGACACCCTCTATGGTGTTCAAGTGTACCGTCCTGAAGGTGGCTTAGTACTAGCTGTCTTTGACGAGTAAGGCTCCACTGGCCCCTTCGGGGGCCTTTCTTATTTCTTGTTTGTCTTTAGGAGTAGCTTATGCCAATTTATAGGGGTGATGGAGGTTCAGGTGATTCGTCTACGGACGCCTATGCTTCAGAGATTGCCCAGTACGCACAAACAGCTACCGATAAAGCAAACGAAGCTTCGGCCAGTGCAACGGCGGCTGCTAATAGCGCCTCTGCTGCTGCGGGTTCGGAGTCTGGCGTGGCCGCTGATGCTGCTGCTGCCAACCAAGCAAAGCTAGACGCACAGGCTGCACAGGCTGCTGCTGAAACCGCTGAGACAGGCGCAGAGTTAGCCGAGACAAACGCAGGCACACAAGCCACGGCTGCTGCTGGAAGCGCAACTGCTGCTGCATCCAGTGCAACCTCTGCGGCTTCGTCATCAGGTACGGCAGCTACTAGCGCATCACAGGCTGCTACGGCGGCAATCTCTGCTAGCTCTAGTGCATCATCGGCATTGTCAGCATCTTCGGCAGCTAGCTCCAGCGCAACCAATGCAGCTTCTAGCGCCACCGCTTCAGCCAATAGTGCAACTGCTGCGGCAACATCAGCAACTAACTCAGCCAACAGCGCTACTGCATCGGCAGCTAGTGCGGC